TTCCCGCACCACCCACGCCAACGCTGACGGCGATCTACGCCGATTATGAGGCCCGCCAGGGCGATGGCTTCCGTGACCATCTCGGCGCATCCATCATCGGTAAATCTTGCGCACGCGCGCTCTGGTACGATTTCCGCTGGGTGACGCCGTCACGCTTTTCCGGCCGCCTACTGCGTCTGTTTGAGACAGGCCAGCTGGAAGAGGACCGTATGGTGCGCAACCTGCGCGCCACTGGGGCCACTGTTTTGGAGCTAGACCCCGAAACAGGACGGCAAATCCGCGTGGAGGCCCATGGCGGTCATTTCGGTGGCTCGCTCGATGGCGTCGCCCTCGGTTTGCTCGAGGCGCCGAAAACCTGGCATGTGCTCGAGTTCAAGACCCATGGAGTCAAGAGCTTCACTGAGCTGACCGCCAAGGGCGTCGTGCTGTCCAAGCCGCAGCATGTCGCGCAGATGCAGATCTACATGCACCTGACCGGTATCACTCGGGCACTTTACATGGCGGTCTGCAAGAACACGGACGCGCTGCATATCGAACGGGTTGAGGCCGATCCTGCGATGGCAGAGCGCCTTCTGGAGAAGGCTGGTAGGGTCATCTTCGCTCAACATCCACCTGCGCGGATCAGCGAAGACCCGGCTTGGTTTGAATGTCGTTTTTGCGATCACCATGCTGCCTGCCATGAGGGTGGCGGGGCCGCTGTGACCTGTCGGTCCTGTCTGCACGCGACGCCGATCGAAGGTGGATGGCACTGCGCGCGGCACGACAGAATGCTGGCGCCGGCTGAGCAGCGGGCTGCCTGCGGCAAACATCTCTTCATCCCCGATCTCGTGCCGGGGGAGGTCATCGATGCGGGGGATGACATTGTCACCTACCGCATGAACGATGGCGCCTCTTGGTCAAATGACGCCCGCACAACGGAGGCGGTACCATGCTGACCCTGCGCCCATACCAAAACGCTGCGATCTCTTCGATCTACGGCTATTTCAAGACCAACAAGGGTAACCCTCTGGTTGTCATTCCAACAGCCGGCGGCAAGTCGCTCGTCATGGCGTCCTTTATCGAAGGAGTGCTGAAGGCTTGGCCGGATCAGCGCATCCTGATCGTGACCCATGTGCGCGAGTTGATCGCCCAGAACCATGCTGAGATGATCGGGCTTTGGCCAGAGGCACCGGCGGGCATCTATTCGGCGGGCTTGGGCAAGCGCGAGGCGCAGGCCCGTGTTTTGTTTGCAGGCATCCAATCCATCCATCGCCGCGCCCATGAAATCGGCCATACTGATCTTGTGCTGATTGATGAGGCCCATCTAATCCCGGGCAATTCCAGCACGATGTATCGGCGCTTTCTGGACGCTCTGCAGGCGATCAATCCTGCGCTGAAGGTGATTGGCCTCACCGCCACACCGTTTCGCACTGGCAGCGGCATGCTGCATGAGGGCAAGGACGCACTCTTCACTGACATTGCCTATGAAGCGCCGGTACGTGATCTCATTGACGCAGGGTTTCTGAGCCCACTGATCTCGAAACAGCCTGCCACGCGGCTGGATGTCTCAAAGGTCGGTACCCGTGCGGGTGACTTCATTGCCCGTGATCTGGCAGCCGCAGTCGATCAGGACGCGACGACGCGTGCGGCTGTTACCGAGATCATCACCCATGGAAAAGACCGCAAATCCTGGCTGGCGTTCTGCTCAGGCGTGGATCACGCACGCCATGTGGCCGAAGAGTTCGCGCGTCAAGGTATCACGTGCCGCACGATCTTCGGGGATACGCCAAAGGAGGAGCGCGATGCCATCATCGCGGCCTTCAAGCGCGGTGAAATCCGCGCACTGGCCTCGATGGGGGTGCTGACAACCGGGTTCAACGCGCCGGCCGTCGATCTCATCGCGCTGCTGCGTCCCACCAAGTCCGCAGGGCTTTATGTCCAAATGGTCGGTCGCGGCACGCGCTTGGCTCCGGACAAGGAAAACTGCCTGGTCCTGGATTTTGCAGGCAATGTCCGCCGCCACGGGCCGATCGATCTGGTCCGCCCGAAACGCCCAGGCGATGGCGGGGGTGGCGAGGCCCCCACAAAGGTTTGCCCCGAGTGCGACAGCATCATGGCGCTCTCGGCGACGGAATGCCCTGATTGTGGCTATGTCTTTCCAGCACGAGAGGTGAAGATCGCCCCCACAGCGGCCACGCTCCCGGTTTTGTCTCCGAAGGTCCAATGGCTGCCAGTGCATGGTGTGTCCTACAGCCGTCATGACAAGCGCGGCGGGCTGCCCTCTATGAAGGTCACCTATAGCTGCGGGCTCAAGTCCTACAACGAATGGGTCTGTGTCGCGCATCAAGGCTATGCGCGCCAGAAGGCGCTGGAGTGGTGGCGCAAGCGCGCGCCGGGCTGCCCGATGCCGCGCACTGTCGACGATGCCATTGCGCAGGCGGGGCAACTGGCCCGGCCAACCGCGATCTCGGTGCGCCCGTCTGGCCGCTTTCTTGAAATCTCCGGCTACAGGTTTGACTCATGCGCCACATCCACTCCGGCCTCTGCGCCGTCTGCCACCGGGAACCTCGCGGGTTTGGGTGGTTCAACCCGATATTCACCGTCTCGGACAAGCGGCGGGACCAAAGCCGTAAACGCCTCTGTTCTCGCATCTGCCAGGACATCTGTCACAGGAGGACAGGTATGATCGATCCCACCCCAAATGAAATGCAGGCCATGAGCGTTGGCGGCCAATATGGTGGCGAATACCTCGAGAGTATCGGCAAATCGGATCTCGCCACCCTGACGGTGACCGAGTGGGATCGCTTCCTTGATGCGGTCATTACCGGATATTGCGATCAACTGCGCGCGCTGGCGGGACAAGACCGCACTCGGCTCGACGCTATGACACCGGAGGTGCCCCTTTGATGGTTAGTGCATCGTACATGGCGCGCTTCGGCGCACGGCTGGTCACCAATGGCTATGGCATCCTGCCGATCGGTCCGGGCACCAAAAAGCCTGGCCAGTTTAAGCGTGGAGTATGGGCGGATTATCCAGAATGGAACCGGCACATCGAGCGCGCGACCACGGAGGTGGAGGTGACGACATGGTCGACCTGGCCCGAGTGTGGCATCGGGCTTGTTGGCGGCACGGTTGCGGCTGTCGATATTGACGTCGTTGAGGATGCGGAACTGGCGCTCCAGATCGAGAAACTGGCGCGTGAACGTTTGGGGGATACCCCGGCGCTGCGCATCGGCAAGGCGCCAAAGCGGATGCTGATTTATCGCACACAAACCCCTTTCCGGGGCATCAAACGTCATCCGCTGGAGGTGCTTTGTCTCGGTCAGCAGTTCGTGGCCTATGCCAACCACCCGGACACTGGCGCGCCCTATGCCTGGCCAGAGGAGGGGCTGGCTGATCTCGATATCACGGAGCTGCCTGAGATTACCGCAGAGATGGCGCGCGCCTTTCTTGACGAGGCCTATGCGCTGTTGCCCGAACATCTGCGGCAACGTGGCCTTGCGACAGGATCACCTGCCACGGAGCACCTGCAGGCCCATAGCCAGATGGGGACATCGCCTGCCATTGAGGCCGCGCTGAAATGGCTGCCCAATGCGGAGTTGGATTATGACAGCTGGGTGCGGATTGGTATGGCGCTGAAGGGCGCGCTTGGCGAGGCTGGGGGCGATATCTTTGCCGGCTGGTCAGCGCAGGCGGCAAAGGATGTGCCTGCAGCCACGATCAAAGCCTGGGCCAGCTTCAAACCCGATCGCATTGGCGCCGGCACGATCTACCACCTTGCCATGGAGCGCGGCTGGCAAGCTGATGCATCACTGCGCTTTGATGGATCGACGGCCCGCGATGAACAGCATCCTGCGGCGGATCTCTTGTCGAAGCTGGGAGGGCAGTCCGAGGGTGATCAGGACCCTCCGGCCACCTCTCCATTCACGCTGACCATACCGGATGGATTAGTGGGTGATTTGACCGATTACATGCTGTCGACAGCCCGGCGTCCTCAGCCGTTGTTGTCACTCGGTGCGAGCCTTTGCGCGATTGGTGCGCTCATGGGGCGGCAGTATCGCACCGAGAGTAACCTGCGCTCGAACCTGTATGTCGTGGGCATTGCGGATAGCGGATCAGGCAAGAACCACGCCCGCGAGATCATCAACGAGGTCTTTTTCGAGGCGGGGCTGGCCCATCATCTCGGTGGCAACAAGATCGCCTCCGGCGCGGGGCTTTTGACCGCGCTGCACCGCCAGCCTGCGATCCTCTTCCAGATCGATGAGTTTGGCATGTTCCTGGCGGCGGCGGCCGACCGGCGGCGCAGCCCGCGCCATATCACCGAAATCCTCGACAACATGACCGAGCTTTACACGGCCGCGGGCGGGATATTTCTTGGTGCGGAATATGCCAACCGCGATGGCTCAAATGAGCGGAGAGATATCAATCAACCCTGCCTGAGTGTCTATGGCACTACGACGCCTTTGCACTTCTGGGGGGCGCTCCAAGGCGCGAACGTCGTCGACGGCTCGCTGGCCCGCTTTCTGATCCTGCCGAGTGACGAGGATTATCCGGACGAGAATATCGCTGTGGGCATGCGCCAGGCTGATCCCGCGCTAATCGCCGGGTTGCAAAGCGTGGCCTCAGGTGGTGGGCACCAGAAGGGCAATCTTGCGGGCAAGACAGCCGATCAGAACACTGCTGTGAACCCGACTATCGTGCCCATGACCGAGGAAGCTCGTGCCCGGTTTCGGCTGCTCAGCGCAGAGCTGACGGGTGAGTTGCGCGCGGCAAGCGGAACAGCCTTCACGGCGATCCTGGCCCGTATTGGCGAAAACGCGCTGAAGCTTGCGCTGATTGTGGCGGTGGGGCGCGATCCGACAAACCCTGAGATCGACCTCTCGGCCGCAGATTGGGCCATTGATTTTGTGCGCCACTATGCGCGGCGGACCATGGAGGCTGTTGAACGCCATGTTGCTGACACCGAGACGGAAGCGCATCTCAAGCGGTTGAAGGAGATCATTCGGGCGGCAGGTGCGAAAGGCATCGCCAAATCCGAAATCACGCGCGCCTCGCAATGGCTCAAGTC